TCTTGGCCACCTGAGTTCGCAAGGACAACGCTGTTTTCCGCGCTCTGGCGAACTGAACTTATTGCATTGTTTAACTCAACCTGCCGTGAGTGTTGGTAATCCAGAATATTCTGACTATTGCTGTTCAATGTGACAGACGTTGGGTTAGCTGAGCTATACGGGTACCAGTTGAACCTTACAACCGCTTCATTTGTGCAAATCGACTGTTCCTTTACCATGATATGAATCATATCACCAGCAATTGGCTTGAAGTGGCTGTAAGTAGTGACTTCAACCGACAGTGCCAGTTGTGGTTTAATTTTTGTCTTAGCGGCTTCGATCATTGTGTTCTTATCGCTAAACCGACCGTCCTCAAACGGCTCAGCCGGATATTCACCGTACTTATTAATTGACTCCTCGTCTCGATACATGAACGGGGCAAAGTAGTAGTACTCACTAGACGTTGAGGACGAACTCTCCGATGTGGTGTCACCACCACTGTCACTATTGCCGGCCACAATGGAAGCCATTTGGTCATTACGCTCCCACCAGGTTGGCGGATAAGAGTCAATGGATTGTGTCTTACAAGACTGACCAGGTGCCGGCTCATAAATCATTGTGCTGTTATTTAGCGCCATACAAATGTGATATGAGCCACCGTGTGAGCCATAGAAGCCCATGTCCCCGGTCTGTACCTGGGAACGATCAATCTGCTTGCCGTATGGCTCCATTGCTACCGTGTAAGCAGGAATGTTGATCCCCATGTCCTTGTAGACCTGGCTGACAAACGAGGAGCAATCCATACCATTGCGAGGATTGCCTCCGCGTGCACCACCGGCACCACCCCACACGTACGGCACGCCGAGGTACTGTTTAGCGTCGTTGACGACCTTATCGGCACCAGTGACGCCAGAACCATGACTGTCATCCCCGGAAGTCGAGGTATCAACCTCCGTCTCGATGGAATATTTGCCACCGATGCACATGACTTCGTTCGTCAGACTTGTGGAGTCATAGGTCCACTTAAATTCAGTAGTATTGTACTCGTAGTCGAGTCGATTCTCGTGATCCTTGTAGAACTGATCCTGCGCATAGACTCGGATGTTTCGGTTATCAGGATAGATCACCGCATTTGGCCACGCATCAGTGATTTTACTCAACATATCCGTTCCACTACCATCAGCTAGTTCCTCTAGCTGGGCATTAGGGAAATCGCCAATGACTTGGTAGGAAAAACCAAGTTGGTTCCCATCAAGCCAGTGCTTCAGCACATCCTCAATGTGATACTCAATCTGATCCTCGTCCGAATCTTCCTTAGTTTCATCGGTCTTGGTGACGATCGTCTTGGTCGTAGTGTTTCCATTGTTTGTAGAAGTTACAGTCTTTTGAGCATTTGGATCATCATCGTTCCCACTATCATCCCCGCCACTGCTATCATCATCCTGCTGGGTATTTCCATAGACTTTGACGTCGGTTTGCTTGTCAGCATCGGCCGGGTCAATATACGTCTTGTACTTGCGGATCCGTGATAGCTCGAAGTAGACGTGGGTGGCCACGACATCAATCGTGTTGACCTTACCACTAGCATCGGGTTCGGCTTGCTTGATAATGTACTCCTGACCGTCGAAGAACAACGATGCCTGCGCATCCAGCATTGAGTAGGCGAACGACTTATCATCGTGTGCTGTAAATTGGATGCTCCAAGCGGAGTTGATCTCCCAATCGACATAGAAGCTATCAGGGTCAATACAGTTCAGGGGTTCGGTTTCGGTGCGTCCGACGCCCCTAACCTTGACCTTGTTATCAGTCACCATCAGATATAGACAAACGGGAAGCTGAAGGTGATATCCACACTGTCCGCACCGTCGACAGTGAAGTTGTTCCATTCAGTTGCAAGGCTAATCGTTCCATAGTCAGAATTGGCGCTTGCTGGGTTCCCGTTGAGTGTTGTAAAGATTCCGTCCAGAATAATCGTGTCCTGACCATTTGATGGCTTTTTATATGTCCACTCGGTAGTAGTCGTCGTGTTGGTCAGTTTCAATGAATCGCCACTAAACTTCACGATGATTCGGAGGTCTGACTTATACTTCCATGGATCGATCGGAATATCACTGGCATTAAAAACGCTAAACTGCTTCGTGGTGAAGTGATAGTTGTACTGGTCCTCGTTGTTATGAAGATTCATTCCAAACTGCACCCCATCGTCATCATTACTGTAAATTCCATTGCTACGATAAAGCGAGTAGCGGAAACCGGATGGGTTATCGAAGCTCATGCTGAACGTCGCATAGTGTGACCCGTTCTGATCCGGCTTAATCTCTGGAAGGTTGGGGTAAACAAAACGGACGATCGCTGATTCAATGTCCGTCCGCATTCTGATCTGTTGTCGTGATGTAAAGAGTCGATAAAACTGGTGTTTGGCCAACTTGTAGTCCTGCCAGTCCCTAAAGAAGAGAAAGAAGTTTGCAACTACCTGATACCGTGAGAAGGTCGTGTACTGAAGCTTGCTTCCGTCTATCCCCGGAATTTCCTGGTAGGTGTTGGCGAGTGCCGGAGTTGAATCATCCCCAAGGAAGGTCAGCCCCTGCACCTTATCTTCAATGTTGAATTCATCCTGATCACCAATCTTCAGATATAGTTCTGGGTTGCTTACACTCAAGTTTGATCACCTCCGATAACTCATGAAATCATTCAGCCGCTGGTCCCTAGCCATCACAGTATAGGCAGCGGACCGGTTAGCTTTCATTCCAAACTTATTGCCAGAATTGATTGTGGCGTTGATCTGTTGCTGACCAACCTGAACGAGTTGCTGGACACCACTAATCAGCTGATCCAGTTTCGATTCTAACGACATGAATTCCTTTCGGCTGATGGACTGGTCGTCTCGTGTTGGCTGAGCGGGTCCATCTTCGTGCTTAAATTGAGCCATTACTTCGGAAAGTAACTGATAAGCTCGGCCACGCTTGGAAGCGGTCAGTGGAATAATCATTTCTGGGTTGTTATGCTCAGCAACTTCATATAGACCATGTTGGAATACTTTCCCACCATTGGCCCAACCATGACCATTACCAACGTTACCCCAGCCGCCTTCGCCACCCCGTTCAAGTACGGAAATGGCAGCTAAGATTTCATTAAAACCATTGCGCCAGTCAGTGTGACCAGGTAAAGCATCGGCGGCCCAAGTTGAACCAGCAAACTGAAGTAGCCCACGTGCTTCATTACCGCCTGAGTTGACATCATGAATTCCTTGCCAAGCATTAGGGTTACCACCAGATTCGGTTTGAATCTGACGGAGTAACTTATCGACTTTCCAACCGGCTGGTTCAGCGCCTAATTGCTTAAATGCACGAATAATATAAGGCCGCCAACGAGCAACTCCCGCGCCGCCTGGATTACTTAGAGTAGCAAATTGCTTCTTGACCCATTCTGTCATCTGCTTAGCAATATAAATTGGAACGTGTGTGATCATTGACTGGGCAAACTTGATCCCACTACTCAATCCACTGAGTTTTTTAGCAAATGCGTGTTCCATAAACTCAATTGGGTGTTTCATGATCTTCTCAGCATTGCCCATCCAGCCTTCAGCATCGTCCTTTAATCCACTGAAGAAATCACCAATCCCGTTTGCAAACTTTGGCAAACCAACTGCGGACATCAGCTTATGGCTGTCCTCACCGTTCAGGATTGACATACCCTTCGGCAGGAACGTGATAAAGTTCCGCTTGTTTGGGAACGCCCCTACCTGGCCTTTATAGGAATACAATTCACGCCAGTGTGATCCGACACCATCATTGACCATGCCGATCGTGGTCTTCTTCAAGCCATCACGATTACCGTCAGTCCCGGTGGCAAACGTTGGAATAGCAGCGGACCAGGATCCGCCAAGCTTACTAGCACCGATCTTGTCTAGGATCCAGTTGATACCACCTTGGATATCATTAATCAATGTCTTGAATGGCTTTAGGACACTATTCGCTAGATCGGCCATCGCTCTTCCGGCCTTTTGCTTACCAGCTGAAATGGCATCTCCAATCTTGGACATATGGTCCTTCCAGGAGTCCACGACCTTACCGAGCCAACCACCAGTCTTCTTATTGATGGCGCTATACATATCCTCAAAGATATCCTTATTGGCCCGCGACTGATCCCTGGCCAGGCGACCGGTATCGTCCTTTAACCGAGACCAATGCCCAGTTGTTGAATCATGCCAAATACGTGTTCGATCTTCAATTACCTTGTACATACTTTGGAAAGTATGCGGGTGTTCCCTGGCCATGTTCTGAACAGCACGACCGGTTGTTCGGCTCATGTTGGTATACCATTTGCCAACGCTTTTTACCCCGTTAGAAGCACTCCGCTCCATTGACTTCCATCCCCGCGAAGCATTCCGCTCCATGGCATTCCAGGCTTGCTGATCCTGTTTGCGGCGCTGGGCTTGATATCGGGCTTCTTGCTTCTGCTGAGCACGTTGTTTGCGTCCCTGCTCCTTCCAGTAGTTATTCCACCCACGTGAAAGTTTCTTGTGCAGACTCCCAGTACTTTTGAGAATGCTTTTACCGACATCTACAAAGAATTTGCCAAACTTCTTTAGGTCACGACCAATTCCATTCACGAAGGCCCGGAACTTCTTGTTGTGCTGGTACAGATGCACCAGCGCAACCACCAAGGCTGCAATTGCAGAAGCTACCAAAATAAAGACGTTAGCCTTCATTACTAGGTTTAACGCTTTTTGCGAAATTGTTACCGTCTTAATTGCTTCAGAAAGAGTCTGGAAGGTGGTAATAACAGTTGCCACGGTTCGCAACACTTTTAACGTACCAACTAAGCCAAGGAAAGCAGTGCCTAATCCAACGACCACCTTCTGATGCTGGGCTAAGATAGCTAACGCTTTAGCAGCATTGACCGCTAATTTTGCAAAACCAGAAGCTAAGATAACCAACCCTCGTTGGGTATCCTTATTTTCCAGTGCTTTGCTTAGCTGGTTCAGACCAGTAGCTTCAACCTTAACCAGCGGTTTAGCCAGTGCCGCTTGAGTAGTTGTCCATTCAGCTCGTAGCTTATGCTGAGCACCTGCCGCTGACTTACTAAACGCCGCTGAGTTCTTGTTATAGTTCTTGGCGGCCGTTTTTAGATAACCGTTAAATTGATCGGTTGTCATCTTGCCAGAGTCAACTAGCTCTTTGAACTTTTGCTGACTCATCCCAGAAGCCTTGGCCATCGCCACCGTTAATCCAGGCGCTTGTTTCTCTAACCGCCCTAATGAACTACTAGTTACTTTGCCAGATGATTCAATCCGACTTAGGCCGCCGGCAAAGGCATTTGCTTGCTTATCTGATAGCTTCAGCTGATCAGATAAACTTGCTACCCCTTTAGTCAGGATTTGCGTCTGCTCGACACTATGCGTCATACCGTAAAAACGTGACTGCAAAGCATTAACAGATTGAGCAGTTAAGTTAGTGTTTGCTTTCAGCTGGGCAACTTGGTCGCTTAACTGTTTGATACCAGTAGCGCTCACTCCAATGTTTTTCCAACGAGCCTGCATAGCCATACCAGCTTGAGCGGCTTTCATACCAGTTGTGATTATCTGTTGCAGTTCATTCTGTAAGCTGGGAAGAACCGAAGCCGTCAGATTTCCCAGAAAAGCTCCACTAAAAACACCTTTAATACGTTGGGCGCGTTGAGCGGCTTGCTTTTCAGCCCCGTCTACATCTAGGATCTTACGTTTGAATAAATCCCAGCCAGATGTTCGTGGTGGATTCAAAGAATGAGATAATTCTGACGCTTGTTTTCTTGCCCGCATCATCGCCGCACTGACTTTGTTGTAATCAGTGATCCGGCGACGATAAAGGTTAGAATTTTCACCTTCAGACTTGGCAGCTTCATCTGCTAATTTCTTAGTAGCGCTCTGCTGTTTAGCCAAATTTGCCAGCGACTGCTTTAGACCAGCCAGTTTGACCTTCTGAGCTTCTGCCGTATTTCCCTCAGCTTTAAGCTTCTCAATGTGGGAGTCAATTGCTCGGTTATTGGTGTAATACTCATTGCGAAGCTCTTTTAGCCCAGAACTAGCATATTCAAATGATCGCTTAGCACGCGTCTGCTGATTAGATAGACTGGTTAGCTTATTAGTAGCACTGGTCAGTCTTCTATCTAGCTGATTTAATTCATCCGTCTGCTCTTTAGTGATAGTGGCACTAGAACGCATTTCGTTCTGCATTACTTCACGTTCACGTTGCAATGCTTGTACACGTTGCTTTTGTACCTCAAGAGTTTGTGACAGCCCTTCATAGCGTGCTTTTACAGCCGCAACAGTGTCACCACTAGCCTTAGCAACGGATTCTTCAGCCTTCCACTGTGCAGTCAAGTCTTTGAATTTATGAGTTAAGTTTTCAACTTCATTGGCCGCTTGTTGCTGGTCAACTTCAATCTTGGTCGACATAGTTGTCTGAATATCATTCGCCGACATTTATTTACCTCCTTTCTTCGATAATCTTCTTAGTTTGGCATGAGCCGCATATGAAGATAACGGTCGGTCTTCACGATCCCGAGCCTTAGTAATTCGGAACAAATCATAGATGTTTTCATTTTCAATCTGTGACGGTAGAACCCCACCATCTTGAAGCAACCGTTTCTCCATGTACGCAACGTCTTCGACATCGTTATTGACATCATCAATTGCTTGTAAGCAATCACCGACTATTTTTTTGGGTCTGATTCCTTTTGCGTAACCGATGCTTTCTTGTCTTCTAAGGCGATTTCCTCATCAGACTGGCCCTTGATACGCCGAATAACATAACTCAGATAGTTCGCTAAAACGTTAGAATTAGGAATCGATTCTTCTAAGTGCTCAACCTGCTTTTCATTAAGCTTGAAAAGGTCAACAAGGAATTTAATACCGTCTTCCATTAATTTATCTTCGTCCTCAACCGACTTGATGACAAAATCAGTGTAATGTGGATCATCCACGTCAACAGCATTTAACCGATTGGCTGATGCTGACATCTTTAAAACTTCAATTAGCATCTTGTTAGCCTTGGTATAAGTCTTAACCGTTGGCTTGATGTTAAATCCCTTATTAAAGCCAACCTTCTTACCATTAATATACATTGCTTATCTCTCCTTAATAGCCGCGTGGCAAGCCATACTGTGCATTTCTAACGCGACTTTTACTTAACATTAACAACTAAGCTTGTGGTGTATTAGATGGGCCGCTGACTACCGTACCAGTAGTGCCAGCGCCTTTAATCCGGTTAATGATTTTGTTATCGCTATCCTTGAAGCCACCAAAGACTTCAGCAAGCATAGCGGCTGCATCAAAGCTAGGATCGCCGGATGAATATTCCTTATAGGACTGTTGAGTACCGGTTGTCGGATCAACGAACACATCGTTCTTAATCGGGGACAGTGATTGATAAGTGTAGGTTGAGTTGTAATCTGACTCGTTCTTGTTGCTGGTAGCGTGGTTGTGAGATGGTTCAATCACCTCACCGTTAGCGAAGCAATCCAAGACAGCATTGCCCCAGTAGTCAGAAGAACAGATCATCAGAGCCACGTTTGGCTTCCGGCCGGTAGTTAAAACCCAACCCCCTTTGCCATCGGTAACGTATCCCTTGATCTTCGCACCAATATCAAACGGCATATCCAACATGGTTAAGGCAACCTGTGGGGTTGGCGTACCATGTGTAATTCTCTTAACTTTATCGTTAGCATATTGCTGTTGACCAGCTTCTTCCAAACCAGTGATGTTAGCAGTAGTGGCACCTTGACCATCGCCATCAACTAACACAACACCATCCGTAGATAACCCATTCTTTTCATCGGCAACAATCAACCCAGTAGTAGGGTCAACAATGCCGAAGGCCACCCAGCGGATACCTTTAAATGAAGTACCTTGTGCCATAAATTAATTCCTCTTTTCTAAAATTGGTTCTTGTTTCTCAACATAAATTGTCTTAGTCAGCTGCCCGGTGTCGGGATCGTAAACGTGTTCACGAGAGATTGCTACCTGCCAACCATTGGCAACAAAAAAGCGCTGAAATTCAATCTCAGCGCTTGCTATATCAAAGTCGGCCTTTGCCTTGTAAAAAATCTGAATCTCACAACCAACCTGCATAAACTTAAATGTCGCATTTGCATAGTATCCCGGCTGGAAATCTGATTCAGTAACTAAAACAACCGTCTTGCTAGTATCATTAACAAATTCCGGTTCAACATTTGTTGTCGAGAGATGATCGATCCACTGAAAATGACGACTAGCAATTAAATCTCTTACTTGAATTACTGGCATTTTCATGGCTCAACATCCTTTCGATATTTTTCAGCAATGGCTGAAAAGACTTCCTTAGCGTTATCTTCCCGGGTGTGTTCGACAAAGTGATCGCCACGCATCTTCTTGGTGCCGTCGTTGATAAAGCGTGCTATCCTCGCATGGTTAACTCCGGATTCTTTGACACCTTGAAAACCAACTAAAGAGCTACCGTCAATCTCGCCATTAATGTTCTTGTCATCCGAAGCAATCGAATCGGCAAGGTGCTTAATGTTTCGACCCCGGTATTTCTTGGGGATGTAATGTTTCTCATCATAGTGTTTGTGACGTGTCTCTTGTTGTAAACGATCACGAAGAACATCCGCCCCTTTTTTAGTCATTTTCCGCTGGACATCCTTATCTGGAACTAGCTTCTTTACTTGATGGAGAAAGCCCATCACCTGTTCGTCAAAGTCAGGCATTGCCACCCAGCTCCTTTACGTTTTGCAAAGTCAAGAAATCATAAGTCATATAATTAGCTGAATCATCAGAACTAATATTTAAGATCTTATATTCCTCACCCTTGTACTTAACACGCAGTTGATCATTGATCCTGTTATTGTGCCGTACTACTAACGTAATAGCGTTGACATAATTAGTGCCAAGTGATCGGTACTGCATATCAAGTGTCCGCTTCTGCGGATAGACGTGCAGACTGAATGATTTAACAAAGCTTGGTTCATTAACACCACTGTACGGATTGGTGACTGTCTTAGTAATGCCAAAGTCGGCAATTTCGTTAAACAAATAAGGAGAATACTCAACTGTTTTGGGCATTACCATTGCTGTCACCACCTTCGTTTAGATACTTAGCTTGTAATTGAACCAGCATCATCTGGACACCTAGTGAGAAGTTGTTCTCTAAAGTGCGATCATAGAAAAGCTGAGTAGTCAACGCATCCAATGCACCTAAGAAAAGGTCGTCATTCATATAAACCTTCAGGTCAACGTTTGAATTGATCGCGCTAACCAGAACCGCCCGTGCCTGCTTCATCAGACTATTTATCGTAGCTCTAGTTTCGTCCACGTCATCTAGATTCAGCTCAGTCAATAGACGGGTAGTAAAGTCATCATCAGTCATTGCTACTCATCTCCCTTAGTTAATTGCCAGCAGGTGCAGAAGCAGCACCAGCAGTAGCCTTGCTGGAAGTGATCAGCGTAATTAAGTCATTACGTGCTTGAACAACATCTTCACGAAGGTAAATGCCTAAGATCTTATACCAAACATCGTATGAGTCAATGAATTGTCCAGTAATTTCGTTGTTTTGGAAATTGATCACAGTCTTTTGCAGTGGTGCGATAACAATGTTCGCATCCCCAGTCTTGGCCGCCGGGAAGAGCAGATCATCAACCACAACGACCGTCTTACCAAGAATAGACTGACCAGTTTCCTTAGTAACATCTGGTTGTACCAGTGGACGGCCTTCTTTGTCAGTCATTTGGTCAAGCTCATTGAAAGCAGATTGGCTAAGCACGATTGATGCGGCTTGAGAGTCTTGAGGCTTCAAGTTAACGTTAAGGGCTGTCTTAATGTCTGAGATTAAATCAGTTGCCGTCTTAGTAGTTACACCATTAGTCAGTGCGTTAATAATCAGATCATCATTGGTGTTGTCCTTCAATTCTTGCAGACGAGAGGATAACTCGCTTTGCCAGTCGTAACTGGAATCAGAAATTAAATCTTGCGAGAAAGCATAGTTACCGGTGTAAGTATTCAAATCCCAGTTAATCGGCTTAATTTCTGGAGCGGCATGCCGTTCTGATGGCTGGAATTCAGTGTGAACAGATAGCTTATCAGAGCTAGTTTGGAACACAGGCAACTTACCAGTAGTGGTTGACACCTTAACTGTCCGTACTAATGATCCCAAACGTGGGAATTGGTGTTGTTCATGTTCTGGAGCCAGAATTGTCTCTGGAATAATAACAGAACCAGAATTAAGGCCAATATTGTTATCGGCACGTGAAATAGAATCAGCAACTTGGCCAGTCTTTAAGAAGTTGGCAAAGTCACGGGTGATAGATTCTTTTGGATCGTTCAACTTAGTTGACATTTTAATATCATCTCCATTTTCATTATTTTCCTTTACAGCTACAACAGGTTCAGCCGAACGCGTAACATCACTTGCTGGTTCGGCTGCCCGGCTAGTGTTCTTGTTAGACGTTGGATCACCGGGGTTAGCCACACCCGTTGAAGCACTCTTAGCCGATGAAGTCGGGTCACCCGGATTAGCAGGTGCACTGGCCCGATCAACTTCGTCAGAGTTTGCTTCATCAGCGTTGTCGTCACGCTTAGCCGTACTATTTGCCGGCTGAGCACTATTCAATAATCCATTCACTTTATTCGTTAAGGCGGCAATTTGCTTAGCTAAGTCAGCACTGGAAGCAGAGCTTGGCTTAGCAGAAGCCGCACTGGAAGCCGCACTGCTTGAAGCAGGAGCTTGTGATTGTGCTGCTGTACTAGAATCAGTATTCATATTGTTTAAGACCTCCTTATAATCTCGTGCTACTTGAACCGAAGTTTCGGTATAGGCTGGGATTGGCGTTAAGCTAATTTCAGCTAAGCTGGCAAAGTGATTAATATTATGAATCACCACGCCACCAGCACCTTGTTCCCACGTGTCACCGTTGTTCGGATCAATCTGAGCATTAAAGGATAAACCTTTAATGTTTCCATTCTCAACATTGGTATAAACATCATTACCTAACGTCGTATTAGGGATGTCGGCAATAAAAAAGAGGCCCTTATCATCAGTCTTAAGTGATAAAGTCCCCGAATCTACACGAGCCAAAATGTTATTAAAATCATGAGCGTAAAGTAACCGTACTTGCGAAAAGTCCACGTTATCAAAGGCATGTGGGCTGATATATTCTGTAAACGGAAGTGGCTGAGAAGGCTGGTTAAAAGCCACAGCATAGCCTGATAACTGCCGAGTACCACTTTCAACATCTCGCCTAATTGTTAGATGATTGGCCGTAAACGTCCGTACATCACGGTTGGTTGTTTTGATCGTCATTTACATTCTCACCTCCTTTCGTCGTGTTCTTCTTATTCAACAGGTTAATGTCTGAGTCTTCAACCGTCAGGCCTGGCATAATGTCGTTAGCCAACATCAAACCAAACGCTTGACGTGGTGATAGAAGGTTAGCCTTTGACAGTGAAACAATGTTGTTAAGCTCGTTCTGGTGATCAACATCAATTGAACTGGTAACATCCAGCTTAACTGGTGCGCCCAGCTTATAAGATAATTCTGCTTCAATCGGCCGAATATACATCGTTAAGGCGTTTTGGTATAGTGACCGAATCATTTCAATTGATGATTGTTGATCACCTTGACCATTTAGATAACTGTCTGGGATACCAAACGCCTTAGCAATCTGAGTTTGCGAAAATGTCGCGTTATCTAACAACTTAGACACGTTTGGCGTAACATCGATTGTTTCCAGTTTTGCACCAGCATCCATAATCATGACACGCCCAGCATTATCCCCAGTGTTGGCCTTTTCAAAGGCTTCACGGATCTTATCCTTAGCTCCCGGTTCAGTAATAGCATTTGGCGTTGTATAGATATTAGTTGGTGCTAACGCATGGATAAGTGATGTCAAGGTCAACTTCTTGCTGTTATCTTGAATTCCCAATTCAGGAACCAGCGCCATTAGCGGGCTTACCCCTGTATATTGGTTTACATCCATCCCCGGTGTAACCAGCTTAAAATGCAAAACATCAGCGCTAAGATAATCTTTGTCTGCTCGCTCATCAGTATATTGAACATGGTAAATAATATCAGTGGCATTATCTTGTAAGGTCAGGCTTACATCATCGGAGGGTACTGGCTCTAGCCACGAAGCCTTCTGCTGTTTATCCCGATGAATAACAACATAAGAATTGCCATTCAGCAGAAGCTGAATCAGTACTTCTTGCCACCCAGCATAAGGGTTCATTAAATGAAATGGGTTGTTTAATAAGGCTTGATATTGTTGTCCGTTAAAGCTGCAAGCGGCAATGTCGGAGCTAATCCGCTCAACGACTGTAAAGACATCCGAGTTTTTAAAAGCTTGATTAACATCAACTGAAGATTGAGTTTGGATCTTGCCTCCAGAGAACACCATCAACGGTCCCGTGCCATTAGCTAACGTCCGTGAACGAAGAATGCCCTTAAAAGGATTCCATACGCCCATTGCTAATCACCTCCTATCGCGTTGCTAAAAGAATTGCCAATAAAATATAAGGTTGCACCCAGCATTACGAAGCCCAACCACTTTGCCAACATGAAAAAGCCGACTACAAAGGCAGCCAGCCCACACATAATTATAATTAAACTGATTATTGATAAAATGTTTTTCATTTTTGCACCTCAGAGCGAGAAATTATCCCAGTACGTTTTTCGCTCTCTAGGGGTCATGTTAGCAAACGGATCTTTTTGTTCCTTGTCCAAGCTCACATCATCAAAGTCATACTGGGCACGGAAAAAAGCATCAATTGTCGCATCGACAATATCAATCTTTGCCGTGCGACTATCTTTATCAACTTTGACCCCGTTATTATCATTACGTAGAACGGCATTACTGAAGCTGTACTTCATCAGCGGATCATCAAGCCATCTAATCTGGTCAGATGCAATTGCTCGGCGAAAAGCCAGGGTCGGCTTGTTCAACGTTAATGATCCTTGACGTACCGGAATAGTCAGCCAGTCCGTCTTCTGATCAATCCACATGGTGACAGGCTCGTCTGTATGCCAAGCGTCAAAGCAGAAGGCCTTAACTGACAAACGATGTTGCTTTACGAAGTCCAAAATATAGGAGAACACTACGCCATCATCAATGAAGCCATAAGCATCTTTAGTAATATCACAGAAACCCAGCTTTTCCGCATTGCGGTAGTTGATACCATCCTGCTTCTCCTTTAGGTCAATTGACCCTTGGGCAAAAGCCAGTGGAATGAAGCTATGTTGCAAAACGAACCATTTGCCGACATTATTCTCAACATACGGGAAGATGAAACTTACTGCCGTATCATCAGCATATTGGGACTTATCGAAGCCAATTGTTACTTCGTGGCCATCAATGTTAAATGGCGCCTGTTCGGCAACTGACTTCTCAATATCGTTAAGGGTCAGATAAGTGTTGGACTTGGTCTTAAGCCAGATGTTCATGTTCTTGTTCTGAAACTCAGCAATATTGCCAGCCATCATATGAGTGTTGCGCTCATTCATGAGCCGACTGGTCATCTGTTGCTTTTTCTTTTCGTTCAAAGTCAGTAACGGGTTCGATTTTTCCCAGGTTTCTGGTTTCTCGGTTTCTTTGACGCTATCCTGCTCCCAGACTAAACAAAGGTAATTATCTAAAGAGCGACTAGCATCATCGCGCATTGCCCGTTCCATCATTCGTTCATCCTTGTAGAAGTACGAAGTCGGGTTAGGATAGGCAGTTGAAATCTGGAACATGGCCCCACCGGTCTGCATCATACCAGATGAAACCTGACCAACGTTACGGGCAATCTGGGCAATGGCCGTAGGTGAACCCTTAGCACCATCGGAACCAGACTCATCCAGAACTGCCATGACAAAGTGCCGACTATCAAACCGCCCTGATTCATGGCTCAGACGCAGAATTGTATTCTGGCTGTTCTTGGCAATGATGTTGTCATTGAGCACATTAGTATCCGTTTGCTTGAACAGCTTATGAAAAGCGGCAATCTGATCTAGGGCGTTGAACGTCGTCTTCAGGTAACTAAACCCCTTCTGTGACTGGCTGGTGACAGGGGCAACGTAGGCCATATCTTGGTTTGACTTGCCCAGCGATTCCACAATAAACGAGTAAGTAAGAATAATTGCTGAAAGATAGGTCTTACCATTTGTCCGGGCCACTGAAACCAGGACACGATCGTATCGTTTGTCATCAAGGCTGTCCCGCCAGCCGAACATTAGAGCAAGGATTGCTTTCTGCCATAGCATTAGCGGTACCGGTTTACCGGTATCCACATCCGGGACTAACTTAGCGAAGTTGAGAATCCGATTAATGTGGTCTACATCATAGTGAAACGGGAATGAGTCATCCTCAGTGATCCGCCGTAAATCCTGAAGCTGGCGAAATGCTGCCAGCTTCATCATCGTACTGGACAGATACTTTTTGTCGAGAATTTCTCGTGCATACCGTGTTCCCGGATCATCGTATTTTGCAAAAACATCCTCATAATTGCCAGATCGTTTTTCGGCTTGATAAGCCTTGATGACATCCCCTGCCACGTCTGCTGAATGTGAAAAATCATACTTATGCACTATGATCACCTTTTCCATTCAGTATCTTAGCAATGCTGTCAACTACATCACCGCTGTCATCATCATCACTGTTAAGGTTAAGCAAGGTAGCTCGTGACTGTGGCGTTAGACCTAATTCAGCACTTAGCTGTTTAATCTTAGCAGTTGAGTCGCTTAATGTTGTAACAGCAGGGTTCTTTTTGAAGCCAATAAAATTATGAGCATCAATTACTTCACCAGTCGGTGAAACCACCGGCTTATATATAGCCGATTGGATGCCGTGCTTTTGAATATCATTATATGCTTGGCGAAAAATATCGACTTGCACACAGAGCGCGGCAACTACCGTCAAATCTGGCTGTTTAACAATCTCAGATTGCATTAAAGCCGGTAGAATTGCTCGATAGGCATTCTTAGCTATCTTCGATAGATACCACGGAGGAGATGACTGCAACGGCTTCCACGATTTCGTATCCTGCTTTAGCTGTTCTGTCCGCTCTCGCTGGTACTTCTCAGCTTTAGGATCAGTAGTAATTTTGTTTTTCCGTGCCATACAATTCCTCCTTTCATAAGAGTGCGCTAATTCCTGCTCAATGGTGAACGCTGACGATCATTCTCAACACATATCAATGCGTTATGCCCCCCTTCTGTTAGAGGCAAAATAACTCGGATTTTCAAGCAAGCGCATTGTTCTATGTGATGCGCTCATTTTGGTTCCCAGGGGGCGGGGGATGTTTGTTAGTTTTCAAAAATGTTTTTTAGTTTTTGGTTTCTTTTCATTTAACCAACGCTTCCAAGTTCCCCTGCTGATATGTTTTAACTTATTAACACCGTTGGGCTTAGCTTCGATAGCTTGCTCAATTAACGTCTTGCGGTTGTGTTGACGTCTGCTAAGCAGCCAAAGGTTATCGGCATCATATGGATCATGACAGTAACGACGAGGAATAATATGATCAACAATGTAGTCATGATCATTTAGTGTTCGCCCAGTCGATCCATCGATCATCATGTCTCTTCGCTTCACATAATCACGGACCTTGGTCCATTGTGCTGAGTGATAGAATGCATTAGCAACTTGGTCACGTTCGTTATGGTTGTACTCCCGTTGCCATTGCTTATGGTATTGCTTGTATTGTTCTGTCTGGTGATACTCATGTAGTCGTTCTAGTTGTTCTTGCTTATGTTGTACTTCATGCATTGAGCAATAGTCATGACCAGGTTCACATAACCTATGACAACTTTGATGCCAGCATTCATGAGTACGCATATCACCACACCATCTTTCAAATAAATTTATTTATGTATACAAAAAACCACCGGAGGAACCGGTGGCGAAAACTCTTTACTGTACATAACATATTGTGTACAGTAAAGAGTTTAGAAAGAATTTTAATACAAAAAAGCCAGCCGTTAAGCTGACTTAATTAACCGGTCTT